CCAAAGAAATTGCTACTAAATTAAATAGATCTGTTAGGTCAGTATATAAAGCTGCTAATACTTTGGGACTTAAAAAAACTAAAGAATTTATGCAAATTGCTTTAGAACGTGAATCACAAAAGTTAAAGATACTTGGCACTAATACAAGATTTAAAGCTGGTCATTCAACTTATAATAAAGGACAAAAAATGTCCAAAGAAGTTTATGAGTTGGTTAAGGTATCTATGTTTAAGAAAGGCAATGAGCCACATAATATGAAATATGATGGTCATGAACGAATCTGCGCTAAAGATGGTTATGTTTATATTAGAATTGCAAAAGGTAAATATGTATTAAAGCATAGGCTTGTTTGGGAACAGCATAACGGTCCAATACCTAAATGTCACATCATTATTTTTAAAGACAAAAACAAATTAAACTTAAATATAGATAACTTGCAGATGGTTACACTTCGTGAGAATATGCTTCGTAATACTCTTACCAAATATCCAATAGAACTACAACAATTAATCAAATTAAATAACAAACTAAAAACTACATTAAATGAGAAACAAAATTGAAGATCTCCGCAATCATTTATTTGCAACACTTGAAGCACTACAAGATGATGAAAAGCCAATGGATTTAGACAGAGCAAAAGCAATAGCTGAAGTATCACAAGTCATTATTAATTCAGCCAAAGTTGAAATAGACTTTATTAATAAGGTCGGTGGTACCGGAACCAACTTCATACCTGGTGAAGATCGTTTACTCACAAAATAATTCTTAATATTGTGGTTCTATGCGTGAATCACAAATCCAATCTCAAATTATACATTGGCTAGAGAAAGAAGGCTGGCTTGTTGTCAAAATTATTCAAACTAATAAGAACGGTTGGCCAGACATACAAATACACAAGCTTGGCGTTACAATTTTTATAGAAGTAAAATCAGAAAAAGGCATCGTATCTGAGCTGCAACATTATCGACATAAACAACTAACGGAGGCTGGTTTCTTCGTATTTATCACTAAATCTCTTAAAGACCTACAACATGAATTTATTAGCATCAGCGAAAAGCTACGCCAACAAAGGCTTGTCGGTAATCTCAACTGACAATAGCAAGACATCCATCTTTGCATGGAAAAAGTATCAAACAAATATCGCCACTGATAAGGAGCTAGAACAGATGTTTAACACACCAAAGGCAAAAGGCATTGCTGTCATATGCGGTGCCGTTAGTGGCAATCTAGAGGTAATAGATGTTGACTGTAAGTACGGCATTAAATGGGAAGATTATGAAGCAAAGATATTAGACGCACATCCTGAGCTGTACGGTAGGCTAAAGATTATTCGAACTAAGTCAAATGGCTATCATATCTACTACAGATGCGAAGTTATAGAAGGAAATCAGAAGCTAGCTGAGAGACCTGCAACAGATGATGAGAAATTCATCAATCCAAATGCAAAGCAGTTTGTGCTTATTGAGACCAGAGGCGAAGCAGGTTATGTCATTGCTCCGCCAACTGAGGGATATGAGCCACTAGATAGTAATATAATACCCATCATAAGTGTTGATGAGCGCGATATATTACTCACTATAGCGAGAAGTTTTACTCAGATTATTGAGCAAATCAAACAACCGGTTATGCCTACAACTGGCAGCAATCTGACTGTTTGGGATGATTATAACATGAGAGCAGATATAATTCCTTTAATGACTAAGCATGGATGGTCAGTTGTTCGTGAAGATAATGACAGATATTATTTGCTTAGACCAGGACAGACATCAAGTGTAACATCTGCCGTAATATTTAAAGACAAGCGTATATTTTATCCTCATACAACATCAACATCATTTCAAAACAGAGGATATAACCCATTTGCAGTATATGCTCACCTGGAATGTAATGGAGACTGGAAGAAAGCCTGCAAACAGTTATCTGATGTATATGGTGGTAAAAATACTGATGGATGGTTTTGGCATACATCTGATAAAGGCAATATCATAATATCTCGTTATAAGCTTCAAGAGTGGCTGCATGATAATTATGTACAGTTATACTTCCACAATGAGAAAAGTGGCGCATATCGTCTTGTACACACTGATAATAAGAAAATATCAGAGGTTTATGCTGAGGACATAAAGAAGTTTGTAAAAAAAGAACTTGTAAAGCATGGACATCTTGACGTAATGGAGGCAATCATGAAACAAACATCAAGCATTTTTACTGATGCATTTTTTGAATATATTGACAAAGCTGAAGTAAAGATATTACACGATAAACAAGACAAATGCTACTTCCCATTTAGTAATAATATTATTACCATAAGCAAAGACTCAATTGATGTAATTAATTATGGCTCTGTTGATGAATACATATGGGAGTCGCAGATCATTGACAGAGATGTCAAGATTAATCCTGATTTTGATGTACAGTCTGCTGTGTTCTTTAAATTCTTAATGAAGATTAGCGGTGATGATCTGCAGCGTGTCCAGTATGCAATGACTCTTATAGGTTACATACTTCACAGCTATAAAGATCCATCAAAGCCATTCGCTCCCATACTTGCTGAAGAGACTGACGATGAGTCTAAGGGTGGTGGTACCGGTAAAGGTTTATTTTTTCAGGCAATTGGTAAGCTGATACCTGTAGTAAGAATAGATGGCAAGAACTTTAAGCCTGACAAGACCTTTGCATTTCAACGTGTTACACTTGGCACCAAGCTTGTAATTATTGAGGATTGTCCAAAGAATGTAGACTTTGAGAAATATTATCCAACAATAACTGAAGGTATCACCATTGAGAAGAAGAACCAGGACGAGCTGTTCTTAAACTTTGCTGAGTCTCCAAAGATTGCATTTACAACTAATTATACAATCAGTAATAATTCAGAACATAGCAAAAGAAGGCAGCGAGTGCTAGAATTTGCGCCATACTTTAATAGCAAGAATACACCACTGGACTATTTTGGTCATAAGTTCTTTGATGACTGGGACAATGATGAATGGTCTAAGTTCTACAACTTTATGTTTTTTTGTGTTAAGGAATACATGCAGCATGGGATACTTGCTGTTGATAATTCTGCTAAGCTAAAACGTAAACAAATTAAGCAGCAGTTTGGAGAAGATTTCTTGGACTATTATGATGAAATAGAATTAGGTAGATTGATGCCAATTACTGATGAGTGGAAAGGTTATTTAATGAGGAACGAATTAGACAAAAAAGAGTACTCTTTAAAACGATTTAAAAAGGGTTTAGTGATAGCTTCGGAAGTGTTCGGAAACGATTTAATCGATGAGAAAAACTGGCAAATGGGTAATATCAAAATGTTTAAGATTATTAAAAAAGATAATAAGATAGACAATTCACTAACTGATTCAACCGATTTATTTTAGCGCCTAACGTATTTTTCATAAAATCGGTTAGTGAAATTTGCTATGATTATCAATTAGTTACGTAATCTCCTAACCTATCTAACCTATTTTATGTATTTTTCTAAATAAATAAATAAATATTAATTATATAAAGATAATAGCGAAAAAATGGATAAATCGATTAGTGAGATAGAACAGCCACATTTTTACGATAAACCTAAATTTAATTATATCGTAAAGCGAAATAATTATGAAGTTTATAGATGTACATCTGTAATGAAAGACCAAGAATACGTTTTAAACACATTAATAGACAGATACAAGGCAGATAAAGGCGTGGTGCGTATATTCTGCAATGGAGAAGAAATAAAGGTCTTAAATCGTCTTAAATTGGGTAGAAAAAAGAAATATTCGTGGAATGATAAAAAAGAGTAATTTTACTAACGAATATTCAAATCAAATCAATGGCAGGAAAAGGCGGCGCAAGATTAGGCGCAGGACGTAAATCTAGGGCAGAAGAGCTAGGCATTCAATCGATTGCCATACAAGCTATTACTGAACATTATGGATCTCTTCTTGATGGGTTTAAAGCATTAATTCAAACAAATGAGCCATCACTGGTAAAGTTTGTTTGGGAACATGCAGCAGGTAAACCTCGTGAGAAGTTTGACATAGAGATAGATGCAGATGTACAACATGTGCAGATAATTAGACTGCCTGACAATGGTCGTGATGAATTAGATATTGATCATACATTACCCTCATCTAATTGAGTCAAGAGATAACATATATTGAGCCACAAGTAGGCTATCAACAGATTGCGCTTAGTAGTAAAGCTGATATCGTGATTGGAGGAGCAGCAGCATTTGTTGGCAAGACATTCGCTCTGCTCCTTGATCCACTAAGACATATTGCAATTAATGGCTTTGGTGGTGTGATATTTAGACGTACTAGCGTACAAATTAGGAACGAGGGCGGTCTGTGGGATACATCAGTAAAGCTTTATCCATTGGTTAATGGTGAGCCACGAGAATCTAGTCTTGATTGGAAGTTCCCATCAGGTGCTAAGATTTCATTCAGACATTTGGAGTTCGAAAAGAATAAGTATGATTGGCAAGGTGCGCAGATACCTTTCTTAGGATTTGACGAGCTTACTCACTTTACTGAGTCTATGTTTTTTTATCTGCTATCTCGTAATCGTTCAGGTTGTGGTGTCAAGCCATATGTTAGGGCCACATGCAATCCTGATCCTGAGTCATGGGTGTATAAGTTAATTAGTTGGTGGATAGATACTGATGATGGGTTTCCAATTCTTGAGCGCAGAGGTAAGATCAGATACTTTATTAAGTATGGTCATGATTACATTTGGGGGGATAGTTATGGAGAAGTTTACGACAAAGCTGAGCATATCATAAAGCCAATGATGGATTCATCAGGGTTAGAAGCTAAAGACTTTATCAAGTCTATTACATTTGTCTCCGGTTCCATCTACGATAATAAGAAAGGGTTACAGTATGATCCATCTTATCCTGGTAATTTGTTGTCACAAGATGAAGATACCAGAAGGCAGTTGTTGGAGGGAAGATGGAAAATAAGCAACAGTCCAATGGATATCTACGAGCATGATGTGTTCATGGGATTGTTTGAAAACCTTAAAGGCGTGAATAAGACCGGCAAGTATATCACTGCGGATATTGCGATGAAAGGAAGCAATAAGCTTGTGGTTGGTTATTGGGAAGGTATGGAGTTGTGTGATATAGAGTTGATGGATAAAAGTGATGGTAAGCAAGTGATAGAATTAATTTCTAACATGGCTAAAAAGTATTCAGTAGAAAATCGTTATATTTGTTATGACGCAGATGGTGTGGGAAGTTATGTCGATGGTTTCATTCGTGGTGCTGTTCCATTTAACGGTGGTGCTGCACCATTGGCGGTTAAGGATGAGGCATCAGGAAGGTTGATAAAGGAGAACTACATGAACTTAAAGACACAGTGTTATTATCGTTCAGGCGGTAGGGTTAGTGATGGGCAGATGAAGATAAATAAGAAGGTGTCAGATAAGATGTATGATAATCAGATGACAATGCGTCAAAGGTTTATGTACGAGAGAAAAGCAATAAGAAGGGATAAGACTGACAACGATGGTAAGCTGAGGATCATAGGCAAGGATGAAATGAAGGTGAAGCTAAACGGTGACTCACCAGATTTACTTGATATGTTTATGATGCGAGAAATATTTGAGTTAAAACCTAAAATGGTATTTGCATATGGGAATGATTGACAGACTCTTTGGACAGACAAAGACGGTTAAGAATCTACAACAACAAGTCAAAGCACTTCAGAGAACAAACCTATCAACAGCAGTTAATGTATCAACAAGTATTTATCCATCATGGTTGGATGTTGAGAATATCAATACCTATGTAACTGTTGATGATGTATACTCAATTGTATCATACCTAGCGCAGACAGCGGCTAGGATTCCAATGTATGGCTATGAGATAGTTGATGACTCGGCTTTGAAGTCAATGAAGAAGTATTCAAAAACATCATTGCTAGGGAAGCATTATCAGACAAAAGCAATGCAGGATCTACCACAGCAAGATAGATTCGTGGAGTTCTTAAATAGCATGTCATATGAAGATAAGGTGATGTATTATACAATCCTTTATGTGACTGGTGAGCTGTTCTTGTATAAGGAGGTTATTGAGTTGGGGCCTAATGCTGGAAAGGTAATCCTGCATCCAATGAAGGGTGCCAATGTTATTGTTAATATCAGCGACAATTTTCCTCAGAGAGTAGTTAGCTACAGATACTTTGATATGGGCTTTGATGGCAACTTGTCAACTGATGAGGTGATTCACGTTAAATATTACAATCCATCAATCACCAATGGTCAGCAGTGGCGTGGGTTAAGTCCATTGCAGGTGTTGACTAAAAGACTTACTAGATTGAATGCTGGGATGGATGCGTCAGTAGCGCAGATGCAGAACGGAGGCGTACCAGGTATAGTGTATGAAAAGAGCGATTTTGCAATAGAAACTTTAGGACAAAGAAAGAATGATTTTGCTAGTTATCTTCGTAATAGTTCAAATAAAGGTGCGCCATATTTTGCAGCTGGTGAGATGGGTTACTTGGCTCTTGGGTTATCATTGGCCGATATGGATGTTAGTGATTTGTCTGGTGTTGATTTTACTAAGCTATGTAATGCTTACAAGTTCCCTGAGATACTTTTAAACAATCAAGACAGTAGCACATATAACAATGTAGCATCAGCTGAAAAGTTACTCTATACTAATTCAATATTGCCGAATATCTATCTGTTTAGAGATGCCATTGTTAACGGTGTGATTCCTATGTATGCGGTTGATGGCTTGAAGAGAACGATAGAGATTGATTTGTCGGAGATACCTGCACTGCAGGAAGATATGAAGATGCAAGCTGATGCTCTTAATGCTATGTGGTGGACAACACCTAATGAAAAGAGAGATATGATGGGCTTTGAAGAATTACTAGAGCCAATGATGGACCAGATAATAATTGATTCGGGAAAGCAATTGATAACAGACTTAGGAATGGTTCCTGATGTCACAATGCCTGGAGAATAATGTGGAGGATATATTTAATAGAGTTTATTTGCGTGGTAATTATATCAGTAGTGTGGGTATACTTTATAGATAAAAGTCAAGATGACAGAAACGAAATCAATAGAACAGATAGTGAGCATCATTGAGAAGAAGATTCTTTTTGTGATATTGGAGCAGTTACCAAAGCCTGATTGTCCAAGAAAGAGGGACCACAACAACTGGAAGATAGAGCAAGTAAAAAAAACATTAGCAGCTAGATTAAATGACACAAGCGGAACAAAATAAATATTTCTACGAGTGGCATAAATTTCAACAACGGTATGAGAAATACTATGAGAAGAAATTTATTGCTGCATTAAAAGTACAAGTAGCTGCTTTTATAAAGACACAAGATGTAATGGCTATTCCATCATTTCCCATTTATACGGTATTAGTTAATTTGTATAAGACTGTTGGTCCAAGATGGGCAAGGATATCCAAGCTATCAATGACAAAGGCAACAGGACAGATGGGTTTCAATGAAAGGATAGTAGAGCTTATGCGTCAATATTATGGTATTGATTTGCTAAATGATGCTGAGGATATTACAGCATACACAAAACAAGTAATACAAAAGATACTATCAGATGCAGCCATAACCGGTGCCTCATTTGATGATATAGTCAGACAACTAACAACATCATCAGAACTAGGTCCAATGAGAGCGAGAAGAATAGCTAGGACAGAGACGGTTACAGCTGCCAATGGTGCGGCTATGATATATGCTCAGACATCAGGTAATGTGATGGAGAAGGTATGGATATCTGTAAAGGATAAAAGGACAAGGCATAACGCATGGGCAAATCATAAAATTATAGATGGCACAACAATAGATATCAATGAACCATTTAATTTAAAGTCACAGAAGCTAGGAGATATCTTAATGATGCAGCCTGGTGTCAGAACACAGCCTAATGGCTTAGCGGTTCCAGCATCACAGATTGTTAACTGCAGATGTGTTGTGGCGTTCCAAGCTAAGCGAGATAGACAGGGCAGAATTATCAGAAGATAAATTTTTGTAATTAAATCAAATTAATTTAACTTTATATCGTGCAGAATATATTTAACATAAAGACGGAAGTATTATCAGCAGAGATAATGGATATGAATCCTAAGCAAGGGATCATTACTGGTTACTTCTCCAAGTTTAATAATGTGGATGGTGATGGAGATATCATCAGACCAGGTGCATTTACAAAGACTATCAGAGAGCAGGGGCCACAATCTGCATTACCAAGAATCAAGCATCTTTTGAATCATGATCCATCATTGCCATTAGGCGTGCTTACTTCGTTAACTGAAGATAGTTATGGTTTGGCTTATGAGTCACAGATAGGAAGTCATGAGGGCGGTGAGGATTTTATTAAGATGGTTGAGAGTGGACTTATAACGGAGCATTCAATTGGCTTTAAGATAATCAAGAGAAACCTAATCCAGACCTATGAAAACTATCTTAAGAATCCATCTGCAGGACAGTATGAGATAACTGAGATAAAACTTTACGAAGGCTCATCACTTACAGCATGGGGAGCAAATCCATTAACACCAATCACATCACTTAAATCAATGAATGATGTAGATATGTTAATAGCTAAGCATGAGGCTATAGATAAGTTTTGCAGAAACACAACAGCAACAGATGATACTATTCAAATGTTGCTTTTACATTCAAAACAATTAGCACAATTAATCTTAGATATGAAGAGTACTACTGAACCGGTTAAAGCCATTCAGCCAGAAGAAAGCATCACAGATATAATTAGGCAGTTTAACAATAATCTTAAAAAATAAATTTATCCAATAATGGAAAAGAAAGAATTAATGGCGGAATTAGAGGGTTTGAAGTCAACGTTAGAAACTTCAATATCTGAGAAAACTAAGTCTGAGATTGCTGATCAATTGAAATCAGTAGTAACAGCGGTTGATGAGAAAATCAACGCATTTGGTAACGGTAGTGATTCAGCTGAGGCTGTAAAAGCTATGACTGACGAGTTTAATAAGTTGAAGGCTGAGCAAGCTGCAATCTTGAAAGGCTTTGATTTGTTACAAACAAGAGTTAAGTCATCATCTGCATCTAACATGGAGAAGAAGTCTTTTGGTCAATTATTTAGCGAGGGTTTGTCAGAGAATTTTGACCAAATCCAAAACGTAAAGAAGGGTAAGCCATTTAGAATGGAATTAAAGGCGGTAGCAAACATGACTTTGTCAAACAATTTGACTGGTGATGGTGTTGCATCTTATGCAGCTACTCAAGCTTTATTACCTTCTCAGAAGATTAACTTTAGAGATTTGATGCCTACTGCAATCAGTCCAACTGGATTATATGTTCAGTATCGTGAGACTGGTGGTGAGGGTGCTATTGCAGTTCAGACTGAAGGAGCTAGCAAAGGTCAAGTAGATTACGATTTATCTGAGATTAAAATCGTTGAGGATTATATCGCAGGTTTTGCAAGATTCTCTAAGCAAATGGCTAAGCAATTACCATTCATGCAAACAACTTTACCAAGATTGTTGTTAAGAGATTTCTACAAAGTTGAGAATGCTACTTTCTTCAGTACAGTTAGTGCTGCTGCAACTGGTTCTACTGCATCTGCTGAGACTGATGATATCAAATTCATTGTTGATGCAATTGCTGCTCAGATGACAGCTAATTACAATGCATCTTATGCTTTGGTTAGCCATACACAATTAGCTCGTTTAAATAAGCTTTTGTATGTAAATGGTTACTATCAGGGATCGGGTGGTATCTTGTCAAGTGTTAACGGAAATGTAGCTATAAGCGGTACTCCAATCTTGCCAGCTTCATGGGTAACTGATGATAAGATTCTTATCATTGATAGAGATTATCTTGAGCGTGTTGAAACAGAAGCAATCACTGTTGAGTTCTCAATGGAAGATGCTGACAACTTCACTAAGAACTTAATTACAGCGAGAATTGAGTGTTTGGAAGATGTGAACTTAATGATGCCTGCGTCTGCATTATATGCTGATTTCGGTAACGTATAGTAATTGTTGTGGGTGTTTATTGTAGATAATGAAAAGCCTCTCTCGTTTGGGAGGGGCTTTTTTTAAATATAAATTATGAATCTATATAATTGGGAAGGCGTTAGTTATAATTCTGTATTGGATATTGAGTTTGATGATGGTGAGATAACTGAACCAGTTACACTAACAGAGGCTAAAGACTTTTGTAAGGTTGACATCGGAACAGATGATGATCTTATCACTGCTCTTATTACTGCAGCAAGACAACAGTGTGAGGCGTATACTGCTGTAGGATTTGTAGTTCATGATATTGTTGCAATTGTAAATAATACCAATGGTGAGATTTACATTCCGTATGGTCCAATGATTGCAATCAACCAGGTAACTGATCAAGCAGGTGATGTGTTAGTATTAGATACAGATTATACGTTAAGCGGCAATCAATTTAAGAGGCTATTAACGCCTAGAGAAAAAAACATAACAATAGATTATACTGCTGGATATGCTGATTTACCTAGTATACTTAGGACAGCGGTATTAAATCAGATTTATTATTTGTATGACAATAGAAGTATAGGGGTTGATGATGTGGCACCAATTGCAAAGAATCTACTAAATCCATACAGACGTGTATAAATTAAATCGTAGAATCACAATATTCAGGTATACTACTGTAAGGAATGAGTTTGGCGGCCTTGTTGCTGTTGAGACTGGCAATTGGACAAAGTGGGCAGAGGCTAGAGATAGGCAGGGAACACCAAGAAATGATTATCAGCAAAGGGAGTGGACTTATGATCAGGTGTTCATCATGCGTTATGAGACTGAGAGACCAACAAGGAGTAATGATGTGATTAACTATGAAGGTGAGTTCTACAAAATTAACAGCGTTCAGATTAGAAACGAAGGAAATAAAGAATGGGAATACATACAAGCAATTAAATTAGATGAATCAATTAATTCAGATGCACCAATGGACTTAAATCAAATACAAGTGTACAACTACTTAGGTATAGGTGGTGAGACTACATTTACTTATAACGGATTCATTGGTAGGCATGTGTTCAATTGCTTTAAGGATGGCATTCAGTTTGTGATTATAACATCTGGTTCACCGGTAGGCAAAGAGGTGTTAGTTGATAGCACAACTGGTGAGCTTACATGGGGATTGCAATTTGAAGATGGAGAGTATGCAACTGTATTATATTACTAATTATGATAAAGATAGAGGCTAAAGGATTTGATGGACTTAAAAAGAAATTTGATACTTTATCTAAAGAAGGGAAGGCAGAGGTGCAAAGTGCTTTGAATGATTGGGCTGATAGAACTGCATCAGATGCAAAGTCATTAGTAAGCAGCAATAGTTCAGATGAAGGAGCATTGCTTAGGTCAATTAGTCCAGTTTATGGTCAAGGTAATGCAGCGGTAGTATCAACAGCAAAATATGCTGCATATATTGAATTTGGGACAAGGAAGTTTGCTACTACTTATGTTTCATCACTTCCTCAGAATTGGGCAGCATATGCGGCAACATTTAAAGGACCAGCAGGAGGAACATTTCAAGAATTTGTAAAATCACTTATGGCATGGGGTGAAAGAACAGGCAAATTAGATCCTAAATATGCTTATGTTGCAGCATTAAAAATATTAAGAGATGGAATAAAACAAAGACCATTTCTTTATCCATCAGTCATAAAAAATACACCACAATTAATTAAAGATATAAAAGAAATATATTCATGAGAGACATAAACAGCGCGTTATTGCAAGCATATTACGAGGTTATTGATGACTTGGATATCCCTGTTTTTGAAGGTGAGGAGCCTGATGATGTAAAGCACAAGATTTATGCGGTTTTATCTGATGTGATTAATATTGAGTCATCGACAAGCAATTCCTCAGATAATACATCAACGATACAAATCTCAGTACATTCATGGGAATATAAATACAACAACAGTAAAACATTAAATAGTGCGGTTGATGATATAATACAAGCCATTAAGCCTACATCTACATCTGTACTTGATTTGTCATCATTTGGTTTACAGATGATGAATCTAAGCATTCAGACAGATAGAACAGAAAGATTTGGCGAGCTTGGCGGCAAGATATTTATATCTCGAATATTGATATTAAAACAAAATATTTTCGTAATTTAGTAACATAATAAAAAATCAAATAAAATGGCAGAACACAAAGTCGCAGGTGGCACAATGTTATTATTCATTGACTCAACAGGAGGGGATGATTATGATACAGTTGTTTGTTTAACCTCAGTAAGTAAATCAGCATCAGTAACAGTTGTAGATGCGTCATCAGCTTGTGGACCAGATAAATCACCTGGTACAGTTGAATTGTCTTATGGCTTCGAAGGTCAGCACTTGCAAGATCCTGCAGGCGGCAAGATTTCAGGAACTTCACTTCGTCAGTTATTGATGGCTAAGACCACAATAGGATGGAGCATTGAGCCTGAGAATCCAGTAGTTGGAGATGAGATTGAGTATGGCACTGGTTACATATCTGAATTAAGCAGTACTTATGCTTTTGATTCTGTAGGTACATTTACCGGCACTATTCAGCCTTATGGCACAAGTACTATTGAAATATTCGCGTAACCAACAACCACAACAAATATGAGTTATCTACAACTAGAACTAGGCGGCAAGCTTAGGGGTTTAAAGTTTAATCAACTTGCGATTGAGATTATCAGTACTCACAATGATACTGCAACGCAATCAGGCTTTATGTATGCCATGATTTATGGTGGATTGATGGGCAATACTTACGTTAAGCGTGAGGAGTCAGATTACAGCTTTGAAGATGTATGTGATTGGGTTGATGTGATGGAGAATAAAGCTGAGGCTATTGCAAAAGTTACTGATGTATTGACATCAACGCAAGTATGGAAGAATCTTGTGAAAGCTGGCGAAGAAATAATGGAGGAGAAAAAAAAAGTACAAGAGAGCAATGTTTCGACAATTTAAAGTTTGCTTTAGGTAAACTAGGATGGTCAGCATACCAGTACTACACATCTTTACCGATTGAGTTCTGCGCAGCTGTTGAAGGATATTTAGAGAAGCAAACTGAACAGGCGAAAGTCATTCGGTTTGCTTCATTTCGTATAGCAGAGAGTATGGCAGGAAGTAAGGCTGTTGGCTCAATAGAAAGGTTTTGGCCAATGCGTAGTGATGATAAAGAAGAGACTAAAGTTGAGCCAATGACAAAGGATAGATACGAGGCAATAATGAATCGTCACAATATAAAAATGAAAACGGATGGCTGAAGAAATAAAGATAGTAGCGTCTGCGGTTGGATTTGACCAGGTGAATAAGGCGTTAGATAGTACATCCAAAACACTTACACAAACATCAGAAGCGGCATCTAAGGCTGGTAAAGCTTTAAATACAGAATTAAAGACAGGATCTTCACAAGCTTCTCAATCCATTACAAATTTATCAAGAGTTTTACAAGATGCTCCATTTGGATTTATTGGTATAGCCAACAACATTAACCCATTGATAGAATCATTCAGCAGATTAAAAGCTGAGAGTGGTTCTGTTGGTGGTGCATTAAAGTCATTGGTTGGTGGTTTAGCTGGAGGTGGTGGTTTAGGTATTGCTTTTGCAGCAATTACATCAGCTATTACATTTGCTCAGATTGGTCTTAGCATGTGGAGTAGAGGTAGTGAAAAAGCTAAAAAAAGCACAGAAGATCTAAGTGACGAGTTAGAAAATACAAAAGAATCATTAAAGGCTGTTACTGAAGAACTGCAGAATTTTATTAATGTAGCTGATTCTGCAGCTAGACTAAATGATATTAATATTAAGGCGAGATTTGATGATAAAGGCACACAAGATGTTTTAACAAGACAAGCAAAGTTTATTACTATTTCAGAGCAATTAGTTGCAGCTGAAAAAGCATTAGAAATAGCTCAACAAAATAGATTAAATCTTACTCAAGATGTAAATGAAACAGAGAAAGATTATCAGGAGAAATTAAGAGTAAGTACTGATGTAGTTAATAAAGCAATTGGTGAAGTATCAAGATTAACCCAAGCTAGGGCGGAACAAGCAGCAGCAAATAGACTAGCATCTATTGAGGAAAGAAGAGCAGCAGATGAAAG